ATGAGCGGACGGCGCGCTTTCGGCTCGATCAGGAAGGCCCGAAGCGGACGCTTCGAGGTTCGATACACAGGGCCGGACGGCGGCAAATATACCGCCGGGCGATCGTTCGTCCGCAAGGCAGACGCGAGCGCTTTCCTCGCACACGTCGAGGCCGAGATCAGCGAGGGCACCTGGACCAACCCAAAGGAGAGTCGCGAGCGCGAGCGGGCACAGGAGGTCGCCGCCGAGCGTGCGGCGATCACGTTCGCGGCGTGGTCGGAGAGGTGGCTCGCGTCGCTCGAGCGACTGGGACGCACACCGCAGACGATTCAGACGCACACCTATCGGATGCGGCATCTCGTCCCCACCTTCGGCGCGAAGCCGCTCGGGGCGATCAGCGTTGACGATGTCGACTCCTGGTATCAGAGCGTCTGGCAGGCCAAAGGCCCGGGTGTTGTACGGCCTCTCTATATGACACTGTCGACCTGTATGAACGCCGCGGTGAAAGCCGGGCTTATCATGGCGAGCCCCTGCAAGGTTCCCGAGGGGCAGAAGCATCGGCCCGTCCGCGAGCGCGAGCGGCAGGTCGCGACCCCCGAGGAGGTCCGAGCTGCCGCTGACGCTATGCCTGCGCGCCTGCGCATCGCCGTTCTACTCGCCGCCTGGTGCCAGACGAGGCTCGGTGAACTGACTGGCTTGCAGCGCCGCGATCTTGATCTCGATTCCACGCCTGCGACGCTTCGTATCGAGCGACAGGTGCAGTATCTGGCGGGTGAGGGGCCGGTCGAGCTGCCTCCGAAGAGCGCCGCCGGCGTCCGTGAGATCGTCATCCCCGCATCGCTGGTCCCGGCGCTGCGTGCGCATCTTGATTCCTATGTCGCGCCTGCTGGCACGGCCTGGCTCCTACACTCTGAGCGCTCGCCCAGGCTTCCGATGCATCCTAATAGCTTGCGTGGAGCCTGGGAGCGCGCCCGCGAGGATGCAGGCATCCCCTGGTTTAAGTTTCATGACCTCCGGCATACAGGCCTCACGATCTTCGCGCAGCAGGGTGCGACGCTCGCCGAGCTGCTTCACCGTGGCGGGCACAGCGATGTCGACGTCGCTCTCCGTTATCAGCACGCGACACGCGAGCGCGACGCGGCCTTGACGTCGCGTATGGACTCGCACGTCCTTATCTGAGCGCTATTGTTTTGTAGATCACATTCATTCCAGGTTGCACTATACGTCGCGCGCGATGTATAGTTAATGCATCGGGAGGGACAAGCCCCCCGACCCTCAAAGAAGGAGACGCCAAAATGACCACCACAACCTGGACCAAGGCAGAGCGTTTCGACGGCGATAACGCCCTCATTGCCGCCGATCTCGACAACGGCGCCCGCGCCGTCATCTACGGCGACTACCAGGACGAGATCAAGATCAGCCTGCTGATCTTCGACTCCTCCCTGCCGGGCGGCAGCGCATCGACCAGCAACACCCAGGAATGGCCGCTCGTCGAGCGGTACATTCCCCGCGTCGAGTGGCCCGCCGAAATCTGGGGCGGCTACCGTGGCCCCGCCGAGCGCACCCCCGCCCCCGAGGTCGCCGCCGCAGTCGCCCAGTACATCGCCGAGACGAACGCCTGGCTGGCCGAGGGCTGACCAGCAAACCAAGGCCCCCGCGCCCGAAACCGACGGCGCGGGGGCCAACCCACAGGAGGAGAATTGACCGAACCGCTTACACCCGCCGGGCTGAGATGCCGAAGAGAGGCCCTCGGCCTCTCCCGCGCTAACCTCGGCGTCCTCCTGGACGTCAACGAGGGCGTGATCCGCTCCTGGGAAATCGGTAAGAGTAAACCAAGGGATCCGATCAGTATTCACATGCTCCTCGGCGAGATCGAAGATGCAGCCCTCGACTGTGTCGACGAGCTCATCGAGAGCGTGGACGACGAGAACGAGGGCGTGCGGGCGCTGCCGACAGCGCTCATCGCGTACCAGGATATTCTCACCTATCGTCAGAGCACGCGATGGGCAATGCGGCTCCCCCTGCCCTCGTACCGTGCCTGCGTCGGGCGCGCATACCAGCTCCTCTCCGATCAGGGCATCCCCGTCCAGATTGTCACCCCCTACGACTGAGGACAAGAATCATGACTACCGAGTATCTCGGAACGGCTGCTGTCGCAGAACGCCTCGGCCTCGCTGTCCCCACGATCCGCTCATACATCCTGCGCGGCCTCATGCCCGCGCCTGACGTCATCGTCTCTACCCCCTCCGGTCCCCTGCGCGGCTGGGCTCCCGAGACAATCGATGAATGGCAGCGCGATCGCCCCGGACGCGGTGCCCGCACCGACATCGAAAAGTAGCACACAACACAGTTATTCCAACTTGCGCTATGCATCGCGCGCGATGTATAGTTAATGCATCGGGAGGGACAAGCCCCCCGACCCTCAAAGAAGGAGACAGAAACCATGGACCTCTACGCCGCCACCCAAGCATTCAATGAAGCCGCCACCAAGGCATGGACCAGCTGCGACACCGTCGATATCCCCGGCTGCCCCGGCTGGGCATTCAACGGCCCTGCCCGCCCCACGGAGGAGTTCTTCGTCGCTATCAGCTACGACGGCCACGAAATCGCCCGCGCCTACGGCGACGAAGCCGATCCGATGTCGATCCACTTCTACCCGACACCGCGAGAGATCGTCACGCTTGACGACTTCAAGTGGATCATCAAGATGATTCGTCGAGGCTTCCTCCTCAGCCTCGACTCAGAGTTCAACTACTGGCTCGCGAACTGCGACTGCTCCAGCTACCACTGGGACTTCGACCCCGGAATCGGAGTGACAGCCCCCGCCAAGGCCTGACAACAAAGGAAGGCCCCACCGCCCAAAACTGGCGGTGGGGCCTTCTGCATCGGCTACGGATGCACGCGAGACGGGAACGACGCCATGAGGCCGGACGCTCCCTTTTCGAGCGCTGTACGCGCCTGTCCCTCGTTCGTGATGATGTGCGCGATCGTCGGACGTCCGGACGCGTTGATGCGGTTCCAGACGTCCGCGCTCGCGGACCACTCCATGCCGATTACATCCCACTGCTGTAGGTTCGCCGCGGGAACTTCGGCGGGGTAGAGCATTGCCATTGTGCGATAGCCGCGCGCTTTCGCTCGTGCCGCGCTCGTGCCCTTCGCAAAGACTTTCCAGATCACGCGGCGCTCGGGATGCCCGCCGAACGCCGTGTCGAGATACTCGAAGAGCATCTCCTCAGCCTGCAAGTCAGCCGGGTTCCGCTGATCCTCAGACGACGTCGTTTTGTGGTCGATAGCCAGGACCACGTCATCCGGGACCTGGTCAACAATATCCCGCAGGCGCATAAATGGTCCCGTGCCCTGCTGGAGGTTCCTAAGCGTCGCCCAGGGAGTAGACCAGATCGGCAGGTCCGTGCCCGGCACGGTTCTCGTCGTTTTCCAATCGTGGATCGCGACGAATTCGGCAGGCTCTCCGTTCGGACCCCGGGCGCAGAGCCGGACGGAGATCTCCAGCGCCTTGAAACCGGCCCGCAGCGAGGCATCGAGACCCCGCTGCGTGAATTCTGGATACTCCGTGCCGCTCATCCTATGGGCGATGTAGAAGGGCCTCTGCTTGAGGAAGTGCTCGACGACGTCCGTCGCGGCGGGCGTGACCGGGGTCGTCGCCTCACGTCGGCGCAGGAGGAGATCCCCTCCGTCGCGACGACAGCGACGGACGACCCCGGGCACGTCACCGCCGTTGCGCCGACGCCGATAGATCGTCAGCTCAGCCACGGGCGACCACCTGGACACCGATGCCGTTACTCCCTTGGACGTTCGGGTATGTCACTACCAGGTCAGCGGGAGAGCCTGCGGTGCGCTTCGCGAGCGTCACCGTCTGGTAATTCAGACCGTCCTGCGCCGCGAATTCCAGCTTCTCCCAGCCCTCCGAGACCGTGACCTGGTCCGAAGTTTCGCCCGCGCTCGTGCGCTCGAAAGTGAAGCCGAGCGCGAGACCCGTGCCCGCGAGCGCGGGCGCCGTACAGGTCTTGGTCTCGACTGGCTCGGCCTGGCGCTTTTTCACTGTGCCGGCATCGATGCGGGAGGCTCCGCGTACTGCTGCTGCGGCCCAGCCGATCTCGGCGTTCTGTGACATCGTGATCGTGATTGTGGGTGCCCACGGTCCGGTGATGATGGTCGCGCTCATTGTGCCGACCCAGTACGGGTCGACGAGTGTCGTCCAGCCCTGCGGGAGGTTGGCGGTCGCGCGACCGCCTTGAGCCTTTTCGTTGATGCCCAGGATGATCTTGTCTCCGGCCTTGCCGTCGACCTTCACTGTGATGGTCTGGCCGACGACGGAGCCCGAGGCATGAGCAACGACGGAGGGTCCGGCGGCGGGCGCGGGGCCGGGCGTCGGGGTCGGCGGCTGCGCGGGCGACGCAGCAGCGGCGAGGAAGTACAACGCGCCGTCTGGTAGGCGCTGCGCTTCGGCCTCGGTGGCGACGACAGTGATGCCGACGCCCGTGAGCGCGGCCTGCAGCTCAACCTTGGTCGCGAGTCCGGTCAGGTCGGATGCGTGCGCTACGCCTGCGACGTCGCCCTTCGTCGCGTAGCCGGCCAGCTCGGCCTTTGTTGCGAGGCCGGTCAGGTCGGAGCGCTTGGCGACGCCTGCGACTTCGTCCTTCGTGGCGTAGGCCGTGAGGTCTGCGCGTGAGGCGAGGTCGGCGACCTGGCGGGTGGTCGCGTAGCCGGACAGTTCCTCGCGTGTCGCGAGGCCCCGGAGCTCGGCCTTCTTCGCGTAGTCGGTGAGATCAACTCTGCCGCCGGCTGCGGCTGTCGCGACGTCGCCCTTCGTCGCGTAGCCGGACAGCTCAGCTTTGGTGGCGAGTGGTTCGACCGCGCGGGCGATCGCCTTATCGGCGCCCTGCTTGGTGTAGAGCGTCGGTCGTGTTGCCATTACTTAGGCTCCGATCTCGAGTGTGTCTCCGTCGCCGGAGAGCGTGCCGTTCAGGGTGAGGGTGTCGCCGTCGCCGGCGATCTCGACGCCGCCCGTACCGGGGACCGGAGCGGGTGCGGGGGTCGGCGACGAGGCGCCGGAGAAGATCTGCGCCAGATCGTAGGCGACCGATGGGCGCAGAGTCACGGTCGCTTCGCGGAGCGTGCGACCGGGGATCGCGAGACGCAGATGCACCTGCGTCTCGGCGCGGATATCGAGCGGGAGAACAATCTGTCCTCGCACGTCGGCTTGCCGGGCCACCGGCCCGCCCGCTAGGACAGCGAAGTTCTCACCTGTCCCCGCGAGCGCGGCGACGATATAGGCCTGCGGCTCGGGAGTGCCGTCTAGCCGCCCGACAGTACCCGAAATAGTCGTGGTCACTGCTGGTTCACTTTCTCTTCAAGTTTGTCGAGGCGCGCGTGCAGGCGCGCGTGCGCGTCGTGCGAGTGCTCGTCGATGGTCCGCTGAGCGGCCTCTCTAGCGACACGCTCATCGTGGATCTCGTCAGCCATACGCCCTCCCCGCTCGTCGATCCTGCCGACGCGATCCTCGACCGCTTCGAGGCTCTTCCCATGCTGGCTGAGCGTCGTCTCGACGCGGCCCAGCTGATCGGCGAGCGTGCCGACGTGGCCGGTCAGCTCGCCGATCTGGTCCGACACAGCGTGTACGGTCGCGATCGCGCGGTCGAGATCGTCTCTGATGTTGGTGTCGTGGTCGTTCGAGACCTGCGCGTCCGCCGAGAGGGCGGCAGCGCGGGCCTCCTCGACCCCCTCGAGTACGTGCGCAAACTTCGCTTCGAGCCAGCGGCGCACCTGGCTCGCGACCAGCGCGACGACACCCGTCATCGCGACGAGGACCGCGACGACGAGCGCCGCCAGCGCGTCTGTCACCTTCGGGTCAGCGAGCAGCTCAGTCACGGCTGGCCAGCTCGGCCCCGTCAACTACCCGGGTAGAAGTGGCAGAATTAGCTACAGCGCGAACCTCCTCGACGGACTCGCCGCCGGGCGTCACGGCGCCTACCCAGTCAATGAGGGACACGCCGTTAATGCGGATCGCAGAGAGCACCTGGAACACAGACCAGGCGACGCCCAGGAAAACGCCTGCCTGGGCAATGATGAGTCGCCAGGTTGCCGGATAGGTGCCGGCCACCCAGATGGCCAGAGAGACGACGACTGCGACGACCGCGAGCAGCACCTTACGGCGGGCGGGCGTCCAGTACGGGCGGTCAAGCGCTGCCTGGACCATCGGCCAGATCAGGCCGACGACGACAGTCGTCAGGAACGGGTCCGTGTGAAGCCCGAGAAGCAGGTCATTCATTGTCACTCCCCCTTCTCCGCGCCCGCGAGCGCGGTGTTAATCGCGGCGTTGGTCGCCGGGCCGTAAACCTCGTCGTCGTCCACGCCGACGGCGCGCTGCAGGTTACCGACGACGCGGTCGTGCGCCTCGTCCGAGGCGTCGCCCCAGACACCGTCGGGCTCCGTGCCGATGACGGACTGGACATACTCCACGCCGAACGGGAACTGACGCCCGCCCCAGCTGGAGGCCGCGACCACGGCATAGATCCTCTTCGTGGTATCGGGGCCGATGACGTTGTCAGCGGTCGCGCCGAC